CCGCGCCCGTAGGTGTCGTAGCGGTAGACGCCGTACACGTCGTGGCTGTAGCTCGCGCCGACCGCCGGGTGCTCGATCGTGATCAGGGCTGCCATCCGGATGCACCTCCTTCAGTTCCGGGGCCGGCCCGCGCCATGGGGTGGACGGCGCGGGCCGGCGTCTGCGGGGGCCGCCCCGCCCGGAGGGGGGTCCGGGGCGGGGCGGCTGCCAGGCGGTCGCGGAATCGGGGGGAACTCCGTTCTCCAACCTGACAAACATAGTCTATGTGACACACATAGACTATGCAAGTCATTTCCGGGTTTCCGGGCATGAAAAAAGGGGCCCGGCGAAGCGGGCCCCGCCTTCCTGCCAGCGCTTACGCGGTGACCGCGCGCCGCCGGGTCGCGGCCTCGACCGCGGCAGCTCCGCCCCGGCCCGTACGCCGCCACGACATCTCCAGGCTCCTGGCGCGCTGCTCCGACAGCCTCAGCTCGGCCGCCGCCTGCTTGGCTGCCACGCCGGCGTCGCGCAGCCCGGTGTACCGCTCGCGCAACGCGGCCTCAGCCGCGTCCAGCTCCTCGCCGGTGATCTCGGTGTGGCAGTGCGGGCACTCGATCGGCAGCCGGACCTGACGGCCGGGCCCCCGCCCGCCGCGTGACCCCTGGGCGCCGGCCTTGCCGCGCGCCGAGGCCTGGCCGGGCCGCTGGGCCCACCAGGCGCGGTACGTGCTCATGTACCACATGGGGGTCTGCCCGGCGGTCTCGTCCTCGGGCGGGATGTCTCCCGGGACAACCTGGCGTTTAGCGTCGGGGTGCTCGGCGTCGTGGCGACGGTGCGCGCGTGACCGGGCGTTCATGCTGTAGAAGGTCGACAGCTCGACCCCTTGCAGCGCCGCCCACACAACCGGGGTGATCAGGTCGGTGTCCGCGATCCTGGCACGGTCGGCGGGGATGTCTGCAAGGTCGTTGAGTACACCCATGCCCTGAGCATACGGGGAAACCCCGGCCCGCTGCTGCGGTACCGGGGTGTCCCCGCCGGGGCGGGCGGTCACCCGCCGATCCCCGTACGCTGGCCGCCCATCCGGTCCTGCCCGATGTCGGCGGTCCGGCCGGCTGCGGCCCCGTCCCAGTAGCCGCCACCGGTCATGCCGGCCCGCCCCTTGGTGACGAAGGGGAACTCCTGGCTGAAGATCTCGTCGAGCTTCGCCTTCCGCTCGGCGAGCATGTCCTGGTCGGCGCGCTCACGCGCCCGCTTCTCCGCCTCGCGCAGCCGGCGGGCCGCCTCGCGGATGAACCCCTCCATCCAGCCCCGCACCACGCTGTCCGGGCCGGCCACCCGCGACGCCTGGCTGTTCATGGCCAGCCCCAGTGCGGTCGACAGGACGTCCCCGCGCCTCACGTCGGCGGTGTAGCCGATCACCGTGACCCCGACACCCGGGACGATGATCGCCCGGCAGCCGATCGCCTCCGCAACCCAGTAGATCAAGCTGGCAGCCTGGTCGGCGAACGGGCTCCGGGTGACCTCGTACTCCTTGATGTCGATGTCCTCGTCGTCAGCCCTGGCCATGTCGACCCCGTACTTGGCTGCCAGCGCCTCAGCCTTCGCGCGGGCCGCCTCCCGCTCGTGATCCGAGGTGCCCTCGTGGTTGGCAATGGCCAGCAGCGCGCGGATGCGGCTCACCTGCTTGCCGTTGCCCTCAACCTCGACATTCTCTTCGGTGATCCCGAACTCTGACATTAGGGGCCCCTTCCGGACTCAGTGACCGGGCCGTCCCGATCTGATATGCATAGTCTATGTGTGTCACATATACTATGCAAGTGAATTGGGCAGGAATCTTCCGGCCTATGCCGCCGCCCGCCGCCAGCCGAGCAGGTGAGGGAGCGCTCGCGCGCGCCGCGCCCGCGCACGGGGGACGGCACCCGGCACCGCCGCGAGCCCCGGACGGCCCTCACCCAGCGCGGTGAGCATCCGCAGCACATCGCCTGCCGGCACGCCCCGCAGGTCCATGTCGACCTCAACGCCGTCCCGGCCGCCCCGCACCCGCACGTCGTGCCGGTAACCGTGGCCGCGCAGGCGCACCCGCGCCTCCCCGTACGGCACCCCCTGGACCTCCTGGTCGGACCCGGGCACCGCGGCGAGGATCGCCGCGGCGACGCGCCCGACCTCCGCGGCCGCGGCCTCCTGGGCGGCCTCAGCCGCCAGCGCCACGGCCAGCTCAGCCTCGTAGGCGGGCATCAGCCGGCGCTGAAGGTCTTTCGCGATCGCGGCCGGGTCACGGCTGATCCCGACCGTCACCGACGCCCGGTCCCGCCGCCAGGCCTGACGGTGCGGGTACACCCCGGACACCTCGACCCGCCCCTGCATGGAGAACGGGTAGGTCGGCGCGTGCAGGAACAGCGCCCGCCCGTCGCGGTGACGCAGGTGCGCGCCCCGCTCGTGCATCGCCTCGGCCCGCCAGCCAGCGCCCATCGCGCGGGCGAGCGCCACGGCGAACCGGGTCATGGTGTCAGGCACGGGCCGGCCCTCCCGGGTAGGGGCGGGTGCGGTCGGTGTAGAACTTCCAGCCGTCACGGCGGAAGTTGGCTGACCAGAGCTGGTCGGGCACCTGGTCGTAGTCGCACGGCACCCATTCCTCGGTGCCGGTGTCGAACCGCTGCCAGATGTCATCTACACGCGGGCCCATCACCCGCACACGGTGCGATGCGTACCAGGCGGGGGTGACGGCCTGCCGGCGCGGCGGCTTGCTCACGCGCTGACCTCCTCGGGCTCCGGCTCACGGGACTGCTCGCGCCACTGGGCGTACGTCAGCCGGCCCCGCTGGCCCCAGTAGGCGCGCAGCTCCTCCGACGCGAGTCGCATCGCGCGCGCCTCGCCCATCGGCCACAGCGCGATGGGGTCGACCCCGGCCGCGATCCCGGCACGGGACAGCAGGCTGCCCCGGCACTCGGCTTCGGCCCGCAGGAACTCCGCGTGCACGTACAGGTCGTAGGGCTCCCGGGCCGCCCGGGCGCGGGCCCGCCGGGCGGCCGCCGTCTCCGCACGCCGGCGCACGGCCTCGTCCGCCTCATCGCGCCGCTGCATCTCGGCGAGCACCAGGGCGCGGGCACGCTCCCGGCGCAGGTCGACGTAAGCGGCGGCAGCGTCGTGCTCGGACATCGCCTGCAGCTCCGCGGCAGACGGCACGCGCCACGTCCGCAGGTAAGCGGCCGCACGGCTGATCATCGGTGCTCCTCAAGGTCGAAAAGCGGGTTCATGCCGTCAACGGGCGCGGGGGCAGGCTCCGGGCTGGCGTCGTCCCACAGGCTGAGCTGCACCGGGGCCGCGGGCCGGACGCGGGCGTCGAAGTCAGACGGGCGCATCGAGGTCCAGGGCCGCCCGCCCGGCGGGCGCCCGGAGGCGCCCGCGGGACGGCCGGTCACTGGTCAAGCTCCTGCAGCCCCGCCGTGAGCTGGCCGAGCAGCCACCTGATCCTGGTGACAGCCTTTTCGTCGAGTCCCACGGCGTCCGCGCCCCGGCGGCCGGCCAGCAGCGCCGTCCCGTAGTAGGGCTGGCGGCGGCGGCCGAACAGGCGGGCGAGCGACGTCGCGAGCATGTTCACGGAGTCGTTGCGCATGCCCTCTTCGTCGAGCCACATGTCCAGCCCGGGCCGGAGCGCGACGACCTCGACCAGCTCGCAGCCCATCGCCCGGTACATAAACTTGAGGTGCGGGCCCGGCTTTGGCATCTCCAGCTCTGCGATCACCCCGTCGGTGGTGATCACCAGCGCGCTTCCCATCGCTTGCGCTTCCCTTCGGTAGAACCAACCTTATGTACATAGTCTATGTGTGACACACAGACTATACAAGTCAAATTGGCATGCAAAGCGGATGGATGTAGAATCGTGCCCGTGATCCCCCCGGAAACAGAAATCCCCGGGGTCACCCAAAGCGCTGAACTGCGGAAACAGCTAGCAGCGCAGGGACGCCCCGTGCTCCTCGCGTTCAGTCGCGGGAAAGACTCCGTAGCGGCCTGGATCGCGCTACTCGAAGCCGGCGTACAGGTCGTCCCGTACCACCTGTACGCAATCCCCGGCCTCGAATTCGTCGACGAGTCCCTCGCCTACTACGAGGCCTTCTTCGGGTGCAAGATCCTCAACCTCCCGCATCCCTCCCTGTTCCGCTGGCTCGCCAACGGCATGTTCCAGCCGCCCGAGCGCATCCGCGTCCTCGAAGCCGCCAAGATCGACATCCCCGACTACCAGGACGTCCAAGACCTCATCCGCGACCAGGCAGGACTCCCCGCCGACACCTGGACCTGCGACGGCGTCCGCGCAGCCGACTCACCCACCAGGCGCATGAGCCTCCGCGAGCACGGGCCCGTCCACGACCGCAAGCGCACCCAGAAAATCATCTGGGACTGGCGCAAGGCCCACGTCTACGCGGCGATCGAGCGGGCCGCCGTCAGGCTCCCGCCCGAGTACGAATGGTTCGGCCGGTCCTTCGACGGCCTCGACCTGCGGTTCCTCGGCCCCATCCGCGAGCACCGCCCCCGCGACTACGCGCGGATCCTGCAATGGTTCCCCCTTGCCGACCTGGAGTTCGACCGTGCCGCCCGCTGACCCCGCCAGGCCCCGGGCCGACACGTTCGCCGCCCGCGCCAAGCGCGAAGCCGACCGCTTCCGCCTTGCCACGGACTCCGAGTACTGGATCGCGTTCTGCTTCCGCACCCAGGCTGCACGCGACGCCTTCGCCAGGGCCGTCAAAGCGCGCCCCGACCACCGCGTCGCCGGGCAGGCCCTCCCGCAGAAACCGCCCGGCACGATCACCGCGGCGTCCCGGGCCATGCGGATGCTCATGGCCCGCTCCACCCGCGGACTCGACACCACGGCGATCCTCAACGCCAAGCCCGCCCCGGACCCGTTCGCCGCCGCTCCCCAGGGCGACGACCTCGAGCACGACTCCGCGTCCGAGCTCGACACCCTCCTCGCCGCGCTCACCGCGCCGCCGGACCCGGTGCCAGCCAACGTCCTCGACTCCCCGTGGCACGTCATCGCCTGGTGGCCCAGCCGCGACGACAAGGACGCTTGGCTCGCCGCGACCGGCTGCGATGTCCTCGGCGACAAGCACGTCGACGGCCACCAGGCCGCCTCGACCCTCGGCATCCGCCTCTAGGAAGGGAAGTGAAGCCATGATCCGACGCATCCGCGCTCGCGTGGCCAGCGCCGTCGACCGGGTTCGCACCGGCGCAGCCAGCGCGGCCGCACGCGTCCGGCCCGGCGGGGGCAACCTCCGTCGCGCCGCCAGCCCCGACGCGGGGCGCATGTCGGGCACATGAGCCCAGCAGGCGCGTCTTCGCGAGCCGCCGCCCCGCCGCTGCCGCCCCCGGGCAACCTGTCCGACGGGGCGGCTTCCGTTTGGCGGCGGCTCGCACCTCTCGTTCCCCCCGGCAAGCTCACCCCCGCCACGTCCGACCTGTTCGCCATGTTCTGCGCCCAGGTCGCCACGTGGTGGGAAGCTTCCGAACTGGTCGACGCCGCCGGGCTCCTGACGGCCGTCGCCGCCGAGCTGGCCGTCAACCCCGCCCTCGCGATCCGCGACCGCGCCGACCAGATGACCCAGAAGTGGGCACGCGCGTTCGGCCTCATGCCCGACGAGCCCGCCGCCCCTGCTGGACGGCCCGCCGGCATCCGACACCTGCGCGAAGCCTGACCCGAAGCAAAATGCTCCAGCCAGCCATCCTCGCGAACCCGGCACACGTCCCCTTCTTGCCTGCACCATCAAGGCCCGACCTGCGAAGAGCCGCAGTACTGCTACACGGGAGCTACGTGATGGCCATCACGGGACAATTCGGGCGCCTACTTTTCCCAGGTCGCCCGCTTTCTGCAATTCAGAAAGCGCCCTCTCGGGATCGCGGAACAGCTCGGGATTACGTTCCCAGTGTGCCATTTCCATCTGAGTAAGATTACGAATCACGATTGTATCCTGGACCTTCACCAGAAGTACGGACCCCACTTGTATTAGGGCATTAGGGGTCTTGTCGACTGCGGTTAGAAGCATCGCAACCGCTTGGCTTTGCGTAATATCGATCTGGGCCTGGGGCTTATCGAGAACCTGCTGTTCGAAAGCGCGCTGAAGTAGTATCAGCATTTCTTCACGTGTAGGCAGTCCAGTTGAATCCTTCTTCCGGGCAAGGAACTCCCTGAACCACGATCCTTTTTGCGGCGGGAAAGCGTAGACCTCCTCCATCCCGAAAACATGAAAGGCTTTACGCAAGGCTGCTGCGACCGCAGGGCCGGAGTCGGTTTCGGATGTGTAGACGCGAACTGGAAACCAGTGCCAGCCAATTGAATCGTCGATGACGGAGCTTGCTTCCGGCAGTGCCTGCAGTGCTTCCGCTGAGACGAAATGAATAGCGTCAGAATCATTGTCGAAAATATTGAAAACCCTCACTAGGCCGCTCATTCGGAGTGCCTTGATCATCCTCTCATCGTGCGCTATGAGTACGACCGTGCCACCCCGCTTCTGGGCCCTCTGCAACGCGCCAACTAGAACCCCAAAGCCCGTCGAGTCAGCGAAATCCACGCCTCTTAGATCTATCGCCAACCGTGTCCAGCCTCCGTAAATCAGCTCGATAGAGGATTCCCGGAGCTTCGGAGCATTATAGACTTCAAGCTCGCCGGTAGCCTCGATAACGGCAACGGAATTCGATACCTTGCGATGGCTGACGGTTAGATCCATGGAGTCAGCATACGCAACCGTCATTTGAGATACGCGGATTAGCCGATAAGTCCGTTATATGAGCTTTGGCGGGCCGATCAACTTCCGCATCCTTGAACGAGCTCGCCCAGCTCATCGCCCCCGCAGTCGTCACCCCGGTCCCCTCCCCCCGCCGTCAAGGGCCGCCCCTGCACGCAGAGGCCGGGCTTTAATCACGCCAGCAGGCCACAGGAGGGCAGACCCGTTGCCCAGGCCGATCGACGCCGCCCTCCGCGCCAGGATCATCGCCGACATCAAGGCCGGCAAGATGAACCGCAACGAGATCGCCCGCACCCACGGGGTCAGCGGGTCAACCGTCACGAAGATCGCCAAGGACGAGCGCATCGCCTTCGCCTTCGACCGGTCGAAGACCCAAAACGCGACGCGCGCGCGGCAGTTCGACGCGGCGGCCGCCCGGGCACGGATGATCGAGGACCTGTACGCCGACGCGCAGCGGTTCCGCGGGCGGGCCTGGTCCCAGTACACGCAGGTCGTGTCGGGGCCGCTCGGCGCGGAGTTCGTCACCACGAGGCTCCCGCCGCTGCGTGACCAGCAGGCCGCCTACACGTCGCTGGCGATCTGCATGGACAAGGCGGGCCGTCTGGAGGACCGCAACGGCGACGGCCGGATTGACGCGGCGCGGTCGCTGCTCGGCGCGCTGTTCGACGGGCTGAAGGCGGAGCACGGTGACCGGCCCGACGGCAGCGGGTAGCCGCCCGCGCCTGTCGCCCAAGCAGGAGAGGTCGATCGCGCAGTCGAACGGCAAGATCAACCTCTGGACCGGCTCGGTGCGGTCAGGGAAAACGGTCTCAAGCCTGCTGCGGTGGCTGATGTACGTGGCGAACGCCCCGTCGGGCGGGGCGCTGGTCGTCAGCGGGAAGACGTTCGACACGGTTTACCGCAACGTCTTCGGCCCCTTGTCGGACCCGGCGATCACGGGTGACGTGGCCAAGCTGGTCGCCTACACCCGCGGGGCGCCCACGGCGGTGATGCTGGGCCGGGAGATCGAGGTCATCACCGCGAACGACGCCAAGGCCGAGGGCCGGCTGCGCGGGCTGACCTGCGCGGGGATGTACGTCGACGAGGCGACGCTGATCCCGGAGGACTTCTGGACGCAGGCGCTGGCCCGGTTGTCGGTGCCGGGGTCGATGATGTTCGCCACGACGAACCCGGCCGCCCCGTCGCACTGGCTCCGGCAGAAGTACCTGCTACGGGCGTCCGAGACCAGCTTGCGGAACTGGCACTTCACCCTGGACGACAACCCGGCGCTGGATCCCAAGTACGTCTCCTGGCTGAAGTCGACCTACACGGGCCTGTGGTACCGGCGGTTCATCCTCGGTGACTGGTGCTTCGCCGAGGGCGCGGTCTACGACATGTGGGACGAGAACACCCACGTCGTCACCACGATCCCGCCGATCACCGACTGGCTGTGCGTCGCGATCGACTACGGCACCACCAACCCACTCCACGCGGTCCTCCTCGGCCTCGGCGTCAACGACACCCTCTACGTGGTCGCCGAGTGGCGGTACGACAGCCGCGCCGAAGGCCGGCAGCTCACCGACGTCGAGTACTCCAGGCGTCTGCGCGAGTGGATCAAGACGGTCCCGCTTCCCGCCTCCCAGCTCCGCGGCCCGAAGCCGCGGTTCTGGATCACGGACCCGTCCGCGGCCTCGTTCAAAGTGCAGCTCTACACCGACGGCCTAGCGCCGGTCGACGGCGACAACTCGGTGGTGGACGGCATCCGGCTCATCTCGACGCTGCTGACCCTGGGCAAGCTCAAGGTCCACGCCTCGTGCAAGCACCTGATCTCCGAGATCCCCGGCTACTCCTGGTCCGAGAAGCACGCCCAGGCCGGGGAGGACGTCCCGGTCAAGGCCGACGATCACGGCCTGGACGCGCTGCGCTACGGGTGCAAGACCACGCGCGGCCTTTGGCAGCAGCGGGTTCCGCTCGCTCTCGCCGCCTGACGAGTCCCCGGCCATGCCAGCCGGGCTCTTTGCGCTGCTCACGCGCTCCTTCCTGATGCCCGACTCCCCCGGAAGATGGGATTCCCCGTGCCTGTCCCCACGCCCACGATCGGCCGCACCGTCCTGGTCAAGGTCGACCCCCTGCTGAACAACGGCAGCGACGAGGCCTCCGCGGTCATCACCCGCGTCTGGTCCGACACCCTGGTCAACCTGCGGATCACCTACGACGGCCCACCCGTCCCGGCCTCCGGCCAGGCGCGGCAGGACTGGGTGACGTCCTGGCCGCTGCACCCCTCCCGCGAGGCGATGCAGGCCGCTCACGACCGCGCCCGCCAGGCCAGCGGCCACGCCCCGGTGCACGGCGCCTACTGGCCGACCCGACAGCCCGGTGACCGCCCGGACGGCCGCTGACCGCGCCTCCAACGACGGTCACGGTGAGGCCACCAGTCACGATGAACCATATGCGTGGCTATGTCCGTCACCTTTGGCAAACGTAATAGTGCTCACGCGCGCACCTTGACACATTGCGTTGACAATATGAATCACATATTGCATCCTTGCAATGCGCCGGGCGATGGTCTCGGCGAAGTGAACCCGGCAGCCTTCCGGACGGTAGGTGAGCCGGGTTTCGCGTATCTAGGCCCAGGCCGCACCAGGGCCGAGCACGGTCCGCACCTCCACGACGAGCGGCTCGGCAAGCCGGCGCCACTTCCCGCCCTTCGCCCAGCACCACGCGATCGCGTCCGGGACCGACAGCAGCGGCTCCTCGTGCGCACGGTGATGCGCGTACCGCAGCCGCTGGTCTGTTCCCGCCTTACGTAGCTGCTGACGGATCACCTCGTTGTCGCTCGCCATCAGCGAGTCGTCCTGCTCAAGCACGAGCCGCTCGGCGCGGGCGGCGAGCGCGTCATCCACGAGCTGGCCGATCGTCAGCCTCCGGGCTTTCGCTGCGTCCCGCCAGTGCGTCGCGTCGTACACCAGTGCACGGACCCCGGCGTCGGTGAGCAGCTTCATGATGCGCTTACGGCGCTCATCGGACTCATGGCGCATGTGCATCCGGCGTTGCCCCGCCATCCGCATACCGTTCACCTTCGTCCGAAGGTCGCAAACGTCGTTAGACGTCACATAAGCGGCGGCGAGCAGCAGACCACGCTGCTTCGACTCGTCCGCGAACACATGATCGGGCACGGGCCCTTCCTCGGTTACGAGGCCCGCGGACACACCCCCCGTGGGCCAGTTCTGTCAGGCACTGAAATAAACCGCGCCGCCCAGAACCCGACCCCATTTCAGGTACCCCCCCGTGGATGGCTACAGACGAGCGTAGCAAATCCCGCGCCACTACGCCCACAAGCAACGCGCCATGCCGCCTAAACCGCTGGTTAGCGCCATTTGCCGGATTTAACGGTATTGCCTTAATTTCTCGCTCCTAACGTTAATCATTGCGAATCTAATAAGGACGCTAATGCCCCAGAATCTCAGGAACACCATGATGGCCGTGATCACGGCCACCGGCGACGCCTGGCCCGTTGCGGCCGCCACCGTGACCTACGACGATCGGTACATGCCCGCCTTCCTCCAGCTCCGCGACGAAGACGGCCGTACCGTCGGCTGGGCCAGCATGGACAAGGTCGCCCTGATCCTCCGCACCGACGCCACCACGGCCGCCGTCCCGTCGCACCCCAAACTGCCTGCGGCGTCGCCAGCTCAGATCGGGGCGCTCAAGGCGCAGTCCGCGATGGCAGGCCACCCGTGAACGACCAGCTCATGACCGGGCACAACGCCGCCGGCGACACCCGGCGGGTGCGGGTCCACCGAAACTGGCTCCTCGAGTACGAGGGCTGACCCGGTGGCCCTGCTCGTGCTCCTGGGTGCCCTCACGATCGCCGGTCACCTCCTGCTGACGGCCGGGCTCGCCCAGCGCAACCGCCCGCCGCTGACGGCGGGGGAGTCTCAGCCCGGGGCCTGGTGCGTGCCGTGCAACGCCCCGGTCGCGGTCCGGGTGCCGCTCCGCTACGGCCCCGACAGCAGCGCCGCCGCCCAGACGTGGCTGACGGTATGCGCGAGCTGCGGACAACGCCGGATGCCGTCAGCCCCGGTCGTCACCCTCAACCGCCCACGCTGGCGCCCCCGCCCGTTCCTCGCCCTGGCCTGGCGGGCCCACCGCCGGGACTGCGCACGCCGCGGTGTCACCCCGGCCGGGTGCGCCTACGGGGCCTGCCCGCGGCCCGGCTGGTGGGACTGCGCCTGGTACGAGGCGGTCGAGGACGGCCGTATCCGGTGGATGTTCTGCGGGGCACGCCACCGGGCCCGCTGGCTCACCGAGGTCGCCGGGTACCCGCTGCCACGCCGCACCGGGCACCGCAGCCCTCATCACCCCTGACGCCGAACCGGGCCTACCCGTCCGGCCCGCCCGCCGACCGCCGAGGGGAGCGACCGCACCCCTCATGAGCATCGACCTCGGCCTGCCCACGGGCGTCCCCCCAGCCGGCGGCCTGCCGTACTTCACCGACCGGCGGCTGGACAACGAGCTGCCCACCGTCGCCAGCCAGCCGTGGCCGCCGACACGGTTCAACCCGGTCCAGTTCGACTACCGGGTCTGGGACGCCTGGTGGACCGGGGACCCCGACAAGCTGATGCGCGCCTACTACAGCATCGGGGCGAACAGCTCGGTCGGACGGCAGTACTTCGCGACCAGCGGCGAGTCCGGGATCAGCGCGGTACGCCCGGGCCAGTACAGGGGCGGCCTGATCGGGTCGGTGCGGCGGTTCTTCTGGGGCACCCCCACGCCACCCGGCGAGAAAAGAACGAACTACCACCTGCCCCTGGCAGGCGATCTCGCCGCGACGTCGGCGGCGCTGCTGTTCGCCCAGCCGCCCACCTTGAAGTACTCGGGCGACAGCGACGTCCAGGAATGGCTTAACGGGGCGGTCGACGCCGGGATGCACGCGAAGCTGCTGGAAGCGGCCGAGATGTGCGCGGCTTTCGGCGGTGTCTACCTGCGCGCGGTCTGGGACACGGACGTCGCCCCGCAGGCCTGGATCGACCTGGTGCCGCCTGACGCCGCGGTGCCCGAGTTCCGCTACGACCGGCTCACCGCCGTCACCTTCTGGACGGTCCTTGAGGACACCGGCAAGACGGTCATCCGGCACCTGGAAAAGCACATCCCCCACCAGAACGTGATCCTGCACGGGGTCTACGAGGGGAAGCAGAACCAGATCGGCCGGCAGGTCGACCTCACGGCGTTCCCCGAGACTCGGCCGATCGCGGCGGCCGCGACCAACGGCGTGATCGAGCTTCCCGACCAGCCCAGAAACGCATCGACGGTCGTCTACATCCCGAACTTGCGGCCCAACCGGATCTGGCGCGACCTCGGCCCCTGGGCCGCGCCGCTGGGACGGTCGGACTACGCCGGCCTGGAAACCCTGTTCGACGGCCTCGACGAGTCCTTCAGCTCGTGGATGCGGGACATCCGCCTCGGCAAGGCACGCCTCATCGTGCCCAGCTCCTACCTCGACCCGATCGGCAAGGGCAAGGGTGCGGTATTCGAGCCCGAACGCGAAATCTACTCACCCCTGAACCTGCTGGTCACGGGCGAGTCCTCGGCCGGGATGGGCATCATGCCGCAGCAGTTCAACATCCGGTGGGCCGAGCACAAGAACACGGTCGACTCCCTGATCGAGGAAATCGTCAGCCGCGCCGGCTACTCGGGCCAGACGATGGGCCTGGCCGGCGATGTCGCCCAGACCGCGACCGAGGTCGTCGCCCGGGAACGGCGCTCCCTCACCACCAGGGCGAAGAAGACGAACTACTGGGGCCCGGCCATCGCCGATGTCGTCTACGGGCTGATGACCGTGAACAACGTGGTGTTTAGCTCCCCGGTCCAGGCCGTACGCCCCGACATCGAGTTCCCCGACGTGATCCTCCCGGACGCGCTGGAACTCGCGCAGACCGTCGGCGCGCTGAGGGCCGCCGAAGCCATCTCGGTAGAGACTGCCGTCGCCACCGCTCACCCCGACTGGTCAACGACCCAAGTCGCAGCGGAAGTGCAGCGGATCTACAACGAGATGGGCCTGGACGCCATGAGCCGCGCACGGGTGATGATCGCCGGCCCGCCGACGGAATCGCTCTCGCAGCAGCTACAGGACATCCCGGCAGGCCTCGGCGCGTCCGACGTCACCCAGCAGGTCGAGCAGGACGCCGCCGCCACCGAAGACATGGGCGGCGGCAGCGGCCAGATCGAGTAGGAGGCGGCCAGTGGCCAAGCGCCCAGTAAAACGCACGGTCAAGCCCAAGGCCGGGTCCGGGCAGAAGCCAGTCTCGTTCACCCCCTTCGGCCTGCACGCCAGCCTCGGCGTCCCCAAGGGCAAGCCGATCCCGGCCGCGAAGATGCGCGCCGCCCTCAACGGCCAGCACGGGCCCAAGGCAGCCGCCCAGGCCCGGTTCGCCGTCAATGTCCTCGGCACGCCGAAACCCTCCGGGACCAGGACCGGAGCCAAGAAGGGAGCCTCACGTGGGAAATAGCGCAGGCGCAGGCACCACCCCGGTCACGCCCGGCGGCCCGTTCAAGGCCGCCGCACCCGACTCGACAAAGACGGCCCAGCACCGCCTCCCGGTCAACCGGGTCGGGCCGCTCACCCTGACCAGGCGCACCCCGACGGCCGGGGTCCCCGGCCCGGCCGCATGGGAGAACGGCCGCGACCCGGTAGCCACCCCGGCCGGCCAGCCGCCGCTCGCAGGGGCGACCGCCCGGGACGTGCACCCGTGCCCGGCCGGCCGCCGGTGACCAGCGCCCCGACGCCACCGCCCGCCAGGCCAGGACCAGCCAGGCCGACCGCGCCCCCGGCGGCTAAGCACGCGCCGCCGCCCCCGGCCGAGCCCAGGCCGAGGCACACCACGTCGGCCTACGGCGGCGCGCAGATCACCGCGGCCAGCTACCGGCCCCACCAGGACGGCCCTGTCCTCACCGCCACGGTCGGCGGGAACCCGGACGCACCCGCCCAGCGGCAGGCCGCCCCCGAGATCAGCCCCACCGTCCCCTACGCCGGCGGGTCACCGACCGGCTACGACCCCTACACCCAAGGCACCTACTGACCATGACCCGGGCAGCAAGACGACCAGGCCCACGCCGTGGTCCCCGCCCCGCCGTGGTGCTGATCGACGAGCTCGCCGATACACCCGGCGAGGCGTTCACCCGGGCGCTGGTCCCGCCCCACGCCGCCCAGGAGTGGGTCTGCGGGTTCTGCGACCGCGGCCAGTGCGGCCGCTGCTCCGCGACGGACTGCACCTGCTGCAACGGCAACCCCGAGGAGCAGCCATGGCGGCCATGACGACGGTTGAGGTCAGCGTTACCGGGGTCGAGCCCGTTCGGTCGTTCATCGGCCGCGCCTGCCGCGCCTACGCGCTGCTGCAGCAGCTTCCCCCCGGTGAGCTGAGCACGCTGCCCCGCCGGGTCGCCGACGCGGCGGAGGAACTACGCGAGGCAGTGCACGACCTGATCGGCGAGGGACTGATCACCGCCGAGCAGGTCGAGGACCTGTACCCGCATGGACACCTCTAACCCGGAACGGGACGCGATCCACGACGCGATCGCGGCGAACTCAAGCCACGTGCAGGAAACCGCCGACGGCCAGGCGATCCTCACCGGCTGGATCGTCGTGTCCGAGCGGATGGACCCCGACGGCGGCCGTTACCTGGCCCACTGCCGGGCAGCCCAGACCTCACGGTGGACCGCCCGCGGCATGATCCACGACGTCCTATTCGCCAACGACTGGGACGACTCGTAGAACAAGGCAGGCGGCACGCCAAATCAGCCAGGTAAGAGCACGAACCCCAATATTCGGGTTGCTGCCTCAACTGCTGCACGCAATACCTTTTCATGGGAGTGTGCGACATAAGCAGACACGCGGAAAAGGGCGACGCCCGTCGCCGCCCTCGCGCACTTCAGGCCCCGCCCGCCCCCAGCGAGTCCGCCCGCGCTGGGCACGCCCAGGTCGCCCGGCTCCCGACCACTTTCAGCGGGACTGGCTGCAGATCTCGATCACGGCACTCCCGAGCCTCGCGGCCGTAATCGCTCTGGTGTTCACATTCCTCTCCATTCAGGAAACGACCGCACAGATCCAAGTCTCTGTGCAGGGGCAGATCACCGACCGCTACAACGCCGCCATCACTAACCTCGGCTCATCCTCCATAGACGTCCGGCTCGGCGGGATCTACGCACTTCAGCGCATAATGCAAGACTCCCCACGCGACCAGCCCTCTGTCGTCGCCGTGCTCTGCGCATTCGTCCGTGACCACGCCAGCAACGTCGTGGGCACACCAGGCTCAATCCCAGCTCACCCGCGAACGGACATCCAAGCCGCCCTAACGGTTGTCGGCAGCCGCGATGCCGCGCACGACGGCACTAGTACCGTCATCGACCTCAGTAGCACGGCTCTCGTAGGCGCATCCTTCGCCAGGCTGAATTTTTCGACCGCGGACTTCAGCGACGCTGATCTCGAGAATGCGAACTTCTTCCTGGCGAACATCCAGGCCACGATATTCATCGGCGCCCGACTCGTCGACGCGGACATCAGCGGCGTGAACGGCGATGGCGCCCTCGTCGGCGATGCGGACCTTACAGGCGCGGTGGCCGGCGGGGCAAGCTTCCCCTCTGCCGCCTTCACCCGCTCCGACCTTACCAACGCAGATTTCAGCGGCGCGGACCTCAGAGGCGCGAACCTCAGCGAGGCGAACCTAACCAACACGGACTTCGCCGGCGCGGACCTAAGCGGCGTTATTCGAAACGAGAGGGGCCCGTGAGCAGCGCGCCGTCATCGCGCTAAACACGAGGGTCGAGCCGCTTCGTGCACGGCATGTGCGCCGGCTTCAGCACTTCGATTTTCAGATTCCCGGACGGGCGCGGTGGGGGAGCCGGGCCTGTCCGGGTCACGACGGTGGCGCGCGCAGCGGGGACCTCTTGCGGTCTTGACCCCGCCACGCCGTCAGGGAAGCCGGACCGCGTCACCTACGGGGCGTGCGCCACCGTCCTCAGTGCAAATAACCACGAATTACTGTGGCTGGTTTTCCTATTCATTGGAACCTAGCTGCTGAATCCGGCATCACCGCCTTCCGCAGCCTCATTAGTCACGTCTTTCGCGCGGCCGGTCAGAAGTATCAAGACCCTTGTAGCGCGCAAGCTGTGTTCCCGGGAGCCGTATACGGCTACCCAGCACAGGACGGTGACTAGGACGGCTAGCAGCCCCAAAAGCGCTATTGACGCTGAGATCAGGGCGATGGCGGCTGGGGTGCTGACTGCTGTGGCCCCCGCGACGGAGGCCAGGCCGGTCAGGACCCACTTGCGGATCACGTGTTCATGGCAGACTCCACGATCCCGAATCGCTAGATTATTCATCTATTGCCGACCGAAGTCGAGCGTCGCGCATCTGCGCGCGACGTGATGGCATTGATGACTAACGAATTGATCGTAGGCTCGGACGCGGACTGCGCACCCATCGGGGGGCCGGCAGTTGGCATGTAAGACAAGGGAAATCGAAGGTAATAACGATCTCGTATGAGTGGGCAGACCTTTTGGGATGTCCACGGGCTCTCATTTAAACGGCAAACGGTAGCTGAATAATAGCAACTGACCCGTGATTGCACGCCAGAGTGTCGGGACAGTGGAGGCGCCACGTGGATGCGCAATGGCCATCCCCCGGCGACGAGCGCGAAGACCGTGCCACCCGGGTCGGCGAGACCATCGGCGCGGTCTACGAGCAGGTCGAGATGGTCATCATCGCGGCGGTCGCCTCCCTGGCGCGCAAGGTCGCCACGGGCGCGCTGAACCCGGCTGCAGCCGTCCGCCACCTGTGCGCCACGGTCAACACGGCGCTCGGCCAGGCGGCACCACAGGCACGCAGGGCCCTCGAAGAAGCGATTGCTGGCGCAGCCGACCAGCTTCGTGCCACCCTCCCGCTCCCCGTGCGCACGCCGACCTTGCCGGTTCCGGCCGGCCAGTGGATGCAGCCGCTCGCCGGGATCCTCGACCAGGCCACCGGCACGGCCGCCGAGACCGCGCAGAACGAGCTCATCGCGATCACCGTCGCGCTCGGCCGGATTTTCGACGAGCCCGCGGCCGAGACCGCTGCCGGCGAGGGCCGACGGGCGATCGCCGCCAGACTGCCACCGCCCGGGCCCCCTGATGGCCCGTACGGGGCAGCGCTAGGCGAGGCGTTCGGGCGGTTCGCCCAGTTCCCCGGCCAGAGCCTCAGCTACCGCCGGGTCCAGGCCGCCCAGGTGATGCTCGACGAGCTTGCCGGCCGGGGGATCACAGGCTACACGGACAGGATCGGCCGCAACTGGGACCTGGCTACCTACTGCGAGATGGCGACGAGGACCGCGACCGCCAACGCATGGGACGACATGCAGGCCGGCCTCGCCGCCGGGGCGGGCCTGGACTTGGTGGAGACCAGCACGCACAGCACGGAAGGCTCCTGCCCGCTGTGCGTGCCGTGGCTCGGCAAGGTGCTGTCGCTCACGGGGGCGACCCCGGGGCATCCGACGATCGCCGGCGCGAAGGCGGCGGGCTGGCGGCATCCGAACTGCCGCTGCTTCTGGTTGGTGATCGGCGCCGGGTACACGGTCGACGTGACCAACCCGGTGCCGACTGGCGAGGCGGCGAGGGTGTACGAGCTGTCGCAGCACCAGCGGCTCTTGGAGCGCCGGGTGCGGACTGAGGGACGGGCTGCGCAGGCCGCGGTCACCCCCCAGGCCAAGACCAGGGCACGGCACCGGCTAGCGGCCGCCCGGGCGGCGTCGGCAGCCCACCGGGAACAGCACAAGCTCAGCATCATGGCGGTGACGAGCAAGCGCCGGGAAGCACTTCATGGGCCTCGTTGAGAGGCGCGCTGAATGAGACCCTGTTGGTCCGAGCGGCGCTGGGCGTTGAGCAGTAGTTTCGAGCCGTGGAAAACGAAACGGGGTTTTCGTGGCTTCGGGACTGGCGCGTGTGGGCTGCGATTGGCGCGGCTGCGGTCGCCGGTTTCCTGGTCGGGCTGCTCGTCTTTTTCAAGCCGTGGCGCCTGGCACCCAACCTTGGTGACGTCCCTACGTGGCTGGCGGCGGTCTTCGCCGCCGCTGCTGGGTGGGTTGCGCTAAGCCAACTACGTATCCTCCGCAAGCAGGTTGAGGAGGAGGCCAGGCGCAGTGATAAACGCGATCATCTCCTCAACACGCAACTAGCTGAATCCGAGGCAAGGTCGGTAGCCGCCAGGCGCGGGCAGGCCGAAGAGGTCAAGGTAGAGCTGACCTGGAGCTCTCCAGTCACGCTGTGGCTCATTAATAACTCTTCCCGCCCAATCGCCGACATAAAAAGCCGCCTCGTCCTGAGGTGCCCAACGCTTCCCGGACAGGGGATCCAATAGGATTCTTCTGGAAAGGAACGGGATCGAGTGGCCAGGAATCGTAGGAAGTTTTCTCCTGAATTCAAGGAGGAAGCCGCCAAGATGGTGGT